GGTGGCCGAAGAGGCGGACCTGCAACCGGTGGCCGAAGAGGCGGAACTGTAACCGGTGGCCGAAGAGGCGGAACTGTCACCGGTGGCCGAAGAGGCGGAACTGTCACCGGTGGCCGAAGAGGCGGAACTGCAACCGGTGGCCGAAGAGGCGGACCTGTAACCGGTGGCCGAAGAGGCGGAATTGTCACCGGTGGCCGAAGAGGCGGACCTGTAACCGGTGGCCGAAGAGGCGGACCTGTAACCGGTGGCCGAAGAGGCGGAACTGTCACCGGTGGCCGAAGAGGCGGAACTGTCTTCATCAGCATGGCTTGAGGAAGTTTCTTTATATTCGCGGCTGAACATGAATTTAACGGCAGCGCCGATGAAATCATGGAGCGACAGCCGCAAACCGATCTTTATTTTTGTGGAGGCAACCTTACTATCCTCTTCATGCCTGTTGATCTGTCCGGACCCTTCAACTTCATGGAACACGCTTTCTCCTGGGGCGTAGTCGCTGAAAACGTCCATCGGATTTTCACGAAAGGGGAAACCGGGGACGCACGCCTCGGCCTTACCCTCATGGGTGTATTCCTGCCCCTCCTCGTACTGAAAACCTCGGCACTGCATTTTTTGATCGAAACCCTTGAACCCCTTGATTACATCTGACATTTGATTTCCTCCCCACTTCTATTGGTTTCCGGAGTTAGGCCCCCGTGAATGATTCCGCATTCACTCTATCGGGCGGGCCACCCGTGCCCTTTGTCTCACCAGAGCGAAGTGCATTTTCCCTACGGCCCCTGTCGAAAGGCATCGTTACGCCGTCCTCCGCCCCTGTACCTTCCACATCCCCCTGCTGGCGTAGGCGTAACGGCCACTTTTGACCTTGCGCTCTGCGTCTCGATCACGGACGCGGTAGGTTTGCAAGTCGGCTTTGTCCTGGATACATTTCATGGTGTCCTCCCCGTCAATTGGCCTACCCGGCGATTGCCCGCAATTTCCCAACAATCTCGTTAACTTCCGCCAAAAACGTCATTACCTCGATACGGATTGGTGCCACTGCGGAAAAATCAACCCACAGCCTCGGGGCAACAAACAACTGCAATTCCACGGGGAGGCGTGGATCATAGGAAGCAAAATCGCACCACTCCCGCCCGGCACACTCCATTTGCCATCGCATTTGATTAACGTGCTCTGGCGGGACTTTACCCCCGAGCAACCAATCAATATGGGTAGCCGTGTTGGGGCATTTGATCTCCAGCATTCCATCGTCACCTATCAGGCCGTCAGGAGAGCACCCCGTCATGGGGATGGTTGGGTGGTCGATAAAACCGATCTGTTCCACTGTGGTGCCGGTCAAGAATTCATAGGCTTCGCGGGCCAACGGTTCCATTTCGCTCCCGCGCCTCATGGCATCGCTGCAATAGGTTTCCGTAGGCTCTCCGGTCAACCGCTCCGCCACCAGCTGCGCCCGGTAATTCCGTCTCCCGGCTGCCTCCCCTCCCCCCTTGAGTTTCGCCATGACATCGTTGATTTTCGAGGCCGTAACTTTCCCCAGCCTGGCAGCATGCCATTCAGGTGTCCCTTGCTCCATCACGCCCCCCTTTTCTTTTCGAGGGCACGGGTTGCAGCCGGGTAATCTTTGGCTTTGATACTGGTGATTTCATTGACCCGAAGGAAGGTGCAGAATTTCTTGACATCGGCCCCGGTTTCCATGATCAGGGCCTCGATGTTGGCCAGTTGGTTATCATCAAGCGTTGGTTCTTCCGGTGGTCCACTGCTCTTGCCGTCGTCATCAACGCCGTGGGTAGCAAGCCCGGTGATGGCTAAAAGCGTGTATCGTTGTAGGTAGGTGATGGTGGAGCCGACCTGCTGGATTTTGTTTTTCCCGCCGCTGTCGTCCGGCGAGGCCTTGAGGCTTACGGACTCCGAGTGCCCGTCAACATGGGACAGTTGACAGGTAATTTTTATTTCGTCGTCTTGCTCGATGTGCCAGTTGTGCGACAGGCCAAACGCTGAGAGGGCGGGCACGATGGCTTCAACAACATCGCCAAGTTCGGCATGGGTGTATTCGGTGGTTCCGCGTGTGGTTTGGAATTTTACGTGCTTGGCCTTGACGATCTTGATTCCCTTGGCCCGGAAGCAGGCCACGGCATGGTTGTAGGCTTTCCGCGCCTCTTTGGCCTCCATACGGTCCTGTAGGTCCATGAGTTGCTGGATGGACTCCAAGCTGGCCCCGCGATCATGGGCCTTGGCTATCAATTCCATTGGGGTGGGCTGGTAAGGTCTTTGGACCTCTATTTCGTAATTCTTCTCTTCCATATCAATACCTCACGGAGATATTCGGGATTTGTCCCAGGTCGATGGCGTTGAACATGATTTCAGCATCCGCCAGTTGGAAACCAACCACCACCATCGCCCCAACCGCCTTCTTTTTTACGTTGTTCCGGATGCGGGTGTTTTCCTCCCGGCGCTTGCGCTCGGCTTCCTCTGCCAACCGCTGGCGCTCGATGTTTTCCCGCTCACGGCGTGCGGCCTCTTCGGCTTGCCGATTGGCCCTTGCTTCAGCCTCTTGCTTTTCCCGTTCGGCCCGCTCTGCCGCCTGTTTGGCTTCCCGTTCCACCCGTTCCTTCTCGGCTATCAAACGCCTTTCCCGCTCTTCGGCTTCGCGCTTGGCCTTCTCTTCCGCTTCGCGCCGGATGCGTTCTTCCCGCTCCTGCCTCTCATTTTCTGCGCGGGCTTTACGATCGGTCTCTTCGCGCTTTCTGGCCTCTTCAAGCTCCCTGGCTTTGCGCTCTTCCTCGGCTTGGCGCAAACGCTCAAGCTCGGCCATATCGGCTTCATGCTTGCGCTGTTTTTCAAGGGACTGCTGCAAGGTTTTAATGGCAACATCAAGGGCCATCTGAGCCTCGCCCTTAAGCTCGGCAAAAGAATCATCAACGGGGTTGTAATGGTTGAGGCCGTCAAGGGCCTCTTGGGTCGCGGCAGAGTTTTCATAAGCCGCGGTGCCGGCCCGGTGAAAACTGTTGATGGCTTCTCGTATTTCAGCCACCCGTTTTTCTTCAGCCTGCTCCCACTCGGTCAAGGGCTGCCGGGCCTCGTCGCGGAGGGAGTCAAGCTTGTCCCTCATCCTCTTACGCTCTGCGTCAACCACCGCCGATTTCTTTTTCCACTCGGAAACCAGGTCTTTCCCCAGGTTGTCCAGATAGACCTTTGACTTCGCCACTTTGTGCGAAAGGGACGCGATCTCACCCCGGCCTTTTGCTGTGCCCAAGTCGGGCTTGTGATTTCTGACCTCTGCTTCGATAGCGGAAAGGATCGGGTCAAGTCCGCCGTCCTTGTAAATTTCCAGTGCGGTTGCTGGCAATGGAACGATCAATTCTTTTGTTTCTTCGGCACTCATTTCCCACCTCCTCATAAAGAGCCACGCCGATCTGCCGGTGCCCCAATCGGTCCATCATCTCCCGGAACCGCTGTTCGTCCAGAATGTCGTCGGCTCTGTCATCGTCAATCATTTGCCACAACTCGCCCGCTCCGCGTCAGTGCACCCGCGGGGCTTGGCATACCCGATTGCGCAATCGGTGCAACCACAGGCCTGTTGTTTGCCTCCCTCTTTCGCGTCCACCAGGTCGCTCACCAGATTCCCAATAACCTTTTGCAGCAACTCGCGGCCATCTTTGAGCGCCCGAATCACGGAATCCTTCATCGCGGCATCGGCTTCAAGCTTTACGATCCGGGCCCGGAGTACCATGATTTCGGTGGGGGCCGGCTGTTCCTCGGGCTGGTTACAGGTGCAGTGCCGGGCCGAGACAAACACGGCGCCGGGATGTGGTTGGGTCATGGCCCGGAACCGCTTCGCTTGCCGGTCCCATTCCTCTGATGCCATCCGCTCGGCTTCGTCCGCAGTGGTCAGGGGTTTAAAGGCCGGGGGTTCGAACCAACCTTGCTCATCCAGCATCTGCCGAAACAATACTTTTGCCTTAGGCCACCTGTCGTTTTGGATCATCACGTTCCTCCATCCGTTGGTTTTCCTCCGGGAAATGCTCCCGTAAGCATTCAGCACAAATTCCGTCCGTCACGCCGTCAGCAGGTTCCGCACTGGTCGCGCCGGTGATTCCTCCGCACCATGCGCACCGGCGAATCATGGGGTATAGACCGGGGCCGCCATGATCGCCGCACGCTGCCGGATTTCCTCGGCGCTTGGGCGGTCGATGTCAATGGCCCGTGCGAAAGCGTGGAAAACCATCGCGAAAAGCGCCAGGATGATCAGTACAGCGAGTGCGGATTCAAATTTGTCGGACATAATGCCCCTCCCTTGTTTGGTGTTGACCTTGTCTTGTCTTGCCTAGCTTGTCTTGGCAGATCAAACCGCGCTCTTCTTGGTGCGCTCCAGAAATTCGTCAATATCTTCCTGCATAAAAACCCGTTTTTTCCCAAATTTGCGATAGGAGACCTTCCCCTGGTAGCACCAGTTTGAGAGCGTCCCACGTGTGATTCCGGCCAGTTCCAGGAATTCCTCTTCGGTGTACATCTTTCCCATGATTCACCCCTTTAAAATCATCGTGCGTATTGTGTATGTCAATATGTATCATCCTGGCTGATATTGTCAACAGGAAAAAACATCGTCAACCATTTTTTTATCTGTTTCGTTATTTACCGTGATTTTAAATGATTCAAACGGTCAAAAAAATGACTTGACGTGATTTTGTGGGCATGGTTTAATTCTCTGGTAAATAAAAAAACAACGGAGGACGGGGAAAATGATCGAGGAAAACGGAACCAAACAAGAAACCGCCGAGGGAATAGAAACCGCCGAAGAAATAAATTTTCGGGTTGAGTTGGGGGCCAGGTTGAAAAAGGTAAGGAACTCGCAGGGGATCAAACAGCCCGAACTGGCAAAGATTGCCGGGGTATCACAGTCAGCGTATTTTGCCTGGGAATCCGGGAAGGCCAGGGTAAACGCGCAGAAATTAGCCGCCATCGCCCGGAGAATGAATGTTTCGATGGACTGGTTATGCTTCGGTGAAACGGAGGGGCCCAGCCCCCTAGCGTTGAGCCTGGCAGAAAAGTTTGACAAATGCGGACAGGCCGAACGGGACGCCATCACAAGAGCCGTGCTAGCTGCCGAGGGGACCAGCAGACCTGTTAAAAAATCAACAGATTGACGTAACCATTTTTACCGTTTAATATGCCCCCATGCTTTAAATAACGGTCCTAATTAAAAGGGGGAGACATGTTAACTCGGGAAAGATTACTGTTATCCATGTTCAAGGGCTTGCCTGTCGGAGATGCGCGGGCACTTTACCGGATCGCAAAGGCGCTATATCGCAATGCCAAAGGGGATTTTCCGCCGTTACGACTGCCCCCAATGTGTCAAACCGGGGGTTTACCGCCGCAAGCCGGGTCTCTGCCCGAAATGCGGGACGCCGTTGAAAAAAGGGCCGCTCTGTATCCAATACCTGCAACGCGGCAGCCGGAAGACCGAAACGGTTAAAAGCAACTCCGTAAAGTACGCCGAAGCCCTCCTGCAAAAACGGTTGCGGGAGGGCTTTGTCGTGCCCAAAAAACTGAAATGGGGGCAGCTGGCAGAGGAATGGCTGGACCTGGTAGCGGTTAATCACGCGGACGGAGGAGAGCGGGCACGTTACGCGGTTGCCCGTCTCAAAGAATATTTTGGGGAACTACCGATAGGAGAGATGCAGCGGGCCGACCTGTTGGGATACGTCAACCAGCGGGGGAAAGAGGTCAAGTCCGCTACCCTGGCAAAAGAGGTGCGGACCTTCCGGGCGATATGGACGCATGCCCGACAGAGCGGATACATCGAGACCCAACCGTGGGAGGGCATCGCCGTCAATGAAGGATTGCCGCCGATCAAACAACCAATCACCCAATCGGAAAAAACGCGGCTGTTTGAGGCGCTACCGGAATGCTCCAGGCCGATCTACCTGTTTATGATTTTAACCGGCTGTAGAGGCAAGGAGGCGAGGTTTTTACAGAAAAAAGACGTGGATTTGAATCAGGGGATTGTGTGGGTAAAAGGGAAAACAGCAAAGGGAGAGGAACGGCAACCGCTGATCCTGTGCGCCGAGGCGCTGGAAGTCGTCAAAGCGGCATCGAGGGGTAAGAGCCTATGGCTTTTCCCGAACGTGAAAACCGGGGAGCCCTATACCAATATCAAGTCAACATTTTCCCGTGCGGTAACCCGATCGGGATTGAAGGGTAAGGTGCGCGGGCCGCATGATCTGCGTCATTTATTTGTCTCACAACTCATTCAGGCCGGGACGGATCATGTCACCGCCGCCGCCCTATCCCGCCACAAAGACCTGCGGATGCTGCAACGCTACACGCACCTGTCCCCGGACCATCTCCGCGAAACTCTGGAAAAGTCGAAAAAAAACAGCAAAGGAAATGCAAAGGGCAAAAAATAGGGGTTACGGAAAGCCCGTAACCCCTTGATTTTATGGTGGGCGTTCACAGGATCGAACTGTGGACCCCTGCCGTGTGAAGGCAGGCAACACCCTAAACCTAAGTACCCGTTTCTACTGCAACATGTTGTTTATACAAGCCTTTTCGACTATGCGAAAATCACTATAAATACCGCAAAATACCCCGTTTTCACGCAGGTTGAGCAAAGGGAATGCAAAGGGGACCGCTACGCCAGCGCCTCCAAATAGCCCTTGGGGTCCATAGTCCAAAAAGTCCGAACCATCTGGATATGGCCATTGAACGAATATTGATCATAATCCAGGAAATGCCCGTACTCGACCGTAGGCTGAACAATAATATCCGCCGTGCTGGCCTGAGTGCCCCAGGCCGACCAAGCCGACCAGGCCGCACCGGTCCAATACCGGGAACGTACGCCAGCGCCGTAGGAACTGGATACATAGGCTTGGATTTGCATAGGCACCCCGGCGGTCGGGGTGTAGGACGGGGCCACAGTATGGGGGTTCCCCGCCCTGACCATGGTCGGCGCGGTGCCGGTCGCCCCTAGACTTAGGGAAAAATAGGTAGAAGCGTTGATTGTGGAAGAAATTATCGTCGCCCATGTGGCATTGGCGGCTGGCGACGATGGAATAACCTGGGTCAAAAACCCGATGTTGTTTGGCCTGAGCACTCCCGCAGATGGCCCGGACAGTTTTTGCCGGATACGGGTTACGGCGGTCCCTGAAGTCGGAATCGGGGCGGTGGCATAGGCCCCCGCCTCGACCTGAACGTGGGTTGGAGACCCGGCAACCGTTACAGTCAGGGTCCCGGCCGTGGCGGTAACGGTCAGAGGGCTACCATCGGTCGCCGTGCCGGTAGCTGTGCCGGATAGTGTAACGCTGCCAGTTCCCACCACGGACACGGCGTAACTTTGCGCGGTGGTGGTGATGTTCTGGGTTACCGGGGCGGTGGAGTTTAAAAACGAGTTGATCCGCTGCCCGTGGCGCAAAAACCGCTTAAAACTGGTCGGGTCGGTGTCAGTGAACAGGTCTTGCCGCCGACCCTGGACGGTGGCCTTCGTACTGGGGTAGGTGGTGTCCTGGTCAAAACCGCCATAGGCCGTCAGCAGCGCGGCCCCCCATGCCGCAGCCAGCACTTCGGCCCCGGCTGTGGTCAGGTGGATTCCATCCCCTTGATCGTAATCGTCCGCCAGGTCGTCAAGCTCGCCGGTCGAAACCCGCGGTTGTCCCAGCGTGTCATGGCTCAGGATCAACACCGCGTCATTTGCCGTGCACCAGGTGGCTAGGTTGGCATTCCAGGTGCGCACCGTCCCCGCTTGAGTGTCGTTAAATCCCGATCTGGGGATAATCTCATCGATAAACAGGGTTTGGCCGGCACCAAGCAGCGCGGCGATGGTGTCCAGGTTGGCCTCAACTGCCGCCCATGTCCGAGCGGTTGAAATATCGTTGCTGCCGCAGTGGATCAAAATCGCCTTGGCCCCGGATGCCACAGCAGACACGGCCCCGGTCGCGGCCACCCAGGCAAAAGTTTCTCCGCCGTTGGCGTGGTTTTCGTATGACGTGAGCCCGGAGATAAACGCCATGATCTGCGCTTCAGGGTCGCCGGAAGGTCCGCCATCGTAGTACGGCGTAAACGGGGTAGCGGTGTTGTAACTGACGATGCTATCCCCGGTCACGGCCAGAAACGGGTTGTAGGCCGACAAGGCGGAATCGGTCAGTGACCACCGCAAACCGGACGCCGCCGGGGTATCCACCGCCACGGTGCGGAAATCCCCGTCCTTGTCCAGGACCCCGGTAATGCCGCCAGTAAAGGTCAGCCCGGAGAAATTGATCCCGTTGAAAAATGGTCGTTCCGCAAGTGGACGGGGTTGTCCACTCCCTAAGCTAAGCTTCAGGCCCAAATTCATCCGAAAATCCTTTTCAAAAATCCGGGGTCCTCGAAACTCCCCACGTCCTCCGGGTTGTCAGAGGCACGGCCCACAGCCAGCACAATCGCGGCAGACGTAAACAGCGCCGGTTTCTGTGTACCGTCCGGGAAAACAATGAAGGCCGGGACATAATCGCGGTTTTCCCCGAAGCGCCGTTGAGTGTTTTCGATTTTATCCGCGATGTACAGCTTGCTCTTGATTTCCATCGGCTATTTCTCCGTTCCTGATACCCCGGCATCTTTAGAAAAGTAACCCAGAGCCGCGATACCCGCCGCAACAGCAATGGTTTTCGGCTCGATTTCCCCGGCCTGGATAGAGGCAAAAGCCCCGTAAACCGCCGCCGTCAGAATCCCCGCTACCGTAGTCCGCCAGTTTTTCATTTCCATTCCCCTTCGAAAATGATGTTGAAATTCTTCCAGTTGCACCATTCATCCACCAGCATGTCCGGGGTTGCCCCGGTATAGGGCGGGTTTCTTACCCCGGCCATCCACGCGTATTTCGCCACCAACTCGGAGCAAACCAGGTACTTGCCATCAAGGGAGATTTTCCGCGCCAATGGAGGGTAGATATGCAGCGGTATCCGCCATGCCGGGTAAATCTGCCCCCGGTGGAGGTGCGTCACCTTCAGCAGCGCCGTATGCTTGGCAGCCTGTGAGGCCTCCGGGCGGGCGATGATGATCTTCCGACCCCGGTAGGCGTCCAGGTGATAAAAATCCAAACGGCGCAGGGCCTCGAAGGTCCGGCCGTTGGCAGTGGTAATTATCCCTGCATGGTTGTATTCGCTCTCGCCGTCCGCAGCATTCCACCCGGCAACGGCGTTGATCGATTTCGCCAGCCAGGAATCGGAGCAAACGGCGAAAACGTCTCCCTGCTTCAATTCGATCATTTCCCCCTCCGGCATTGCTGACATTGCGGGGTGTAGGCTTTCCCACAGTTTTTACAGGATACGGTCGGCATGGAATATATACTCCGGGATTTTGATGTTATGGCCACGCAAGCAAAGCGCCCTGCGGAAGCCGATGGTACAATACCCGTGCGCAACGGCCCGTTTCAGTATCCGGTAGGTCCGGTTCGATCCCCAGCCGGTCAGCGCCATGATTTCGTCTACCGTGATCCCCTGATTCTGTCGCGGGGCCTGTTGGTATAATTTTTGGTAGAGTTCTTGGAGGTCGATATTCAAAACTTGTGCGGGCTCACCTGACCCTTGAACGTCAGCAGATGGCTCTGCCATTGGTACCTCCCGTTTTCGTGAACGTCGAAATGGGTCAAGCCAAAATGCACCAAGCCATTACATTGCCGAGCCCCGTATTTGCTGCCCGGACCCTGTAGCGCGGGCAGGGTCATCCCCAGCCAGCCGGGGCCGCCGCAATAGTTGTGATAATGGACATGGCCCCGCAGGATGATACCCGCTTTCGGGGATTCGTCGTGTTCGGCCCACAGCACATTCCACAGGTGTTCCCGCGCTACTGCGGTATGCCTACCGTGGGGTACGGCGGACCCGCCGACTTTGTGTTTGAGGTCAAACATTACGCCGTCAACGTCGATCCATGCATGATCCTCGATCCGGAACCCCAGCTCCTTTGCCACCGCGCTTTCCGTGTCGGTGCCGTCTGCGGTCGCGGTATGGTACGGGGTACCATGGACCATCACGCCGTGTTTCGGATTGACGGTCTTGAGACAGTTAATCGCGGCGGTTACCTGGTCATTGAGGTCCGGTAAAAAGATTTCCGTGCCGCCTGATTTGCCCCCCTTGCCGTCGATGCAATCCCCGCCGACCAGCAGCACGTCAATGGGTTGTAACTTTTCGACCGTGGCAGAAAAAAAGTCCCATAGTTGGGACTGGACGTGCTTAAATTGGGGATGCCATTGATAAGCGGGATGGGTCAGCCCTACGACATGCCCGCAATGGAGGTCCGAGACAACCAAGACCCGCTTCATTCGCCACGCCTCATCATCGATTCAAGCCGCGTTGCACGACTGCCAACCTGCCGCGCCCACTTGCTGGCGTGCATCTCGTCCGCAGCCGCGTCGAATTTCCCATTCTGGATTGCCAAAAGCATTTTGGCGAATTGCCGGAAGCGGTTGAAGCCAAGGTTAAAATTCATGTTGATCAAAACACGCTGCCGCACTCCATCGAGGGTGCCGAACCACGGGAAAAAAGCCAACTCCTTGACGCACCGGGCAATGTCTCCCCGGAGAAGGGCCACCGCTTCCGCTTCAGTAATCCCGGTATCCTCGATGTTGCGCCCTACCCCGATGGTTAATTTACCTGCGGTGCAGCGGTACGGTTTCAGCTTCAATCCCTCATCGCGAATCAGTTCTTTTTCCAGTTGCGGCAGGTCCATATCATTTTCCCCCCCGTCTGTGGTTTAAATCATGTTGTGCCTCCAGCCGGGAAAGCCGCGATTCAGCCCCCCGCATCCAATCAAAAACCTCTCTGGCGGTGGATGTAACGCCGTCCTTCATCTCGGTGAGGGTTTGCGACAATTGGCCTACCGCTCCCTGCCAAGCCTCCCGTTCCTGTTTTTGTGACCGGCTCAATAGGTGCCCGATCAAACCAACAAGCACCATCATAAACGTCCCGACCAGGGATAAAAGCCAGAGGACAAAGCCGGGGTTCCTCGCCACAAAGTCCTGCATAAGCCTCCTAAAGTGCGGTTTCTACCTCTGCCGCGTGTCGATGTAACATCACCTAAATGCCACAAATTTTCAGCCCGGCCGACACGGGCACCCCGCAGATTTTCGCCGGGCTCAGGCCGCTAGCCATATGCCCCCACGAATTCAGCACCGGGCCGGGTGCGGTGCCCCCACTCCCAACCGACACCGAAAACCAAGCGTATTCATCAGCAACGCCGTCATAACTAAAAATTCCCGCCCGGCCTGGCCCCGCAAGCACGGTGTCCGTAAGCTCTGCCGTCCAAGCGCCGGGTTCCGTGTTCCCATACAGCCAGGCTCTGACTTTGACCGCGCTTGAGACAACCCGGAATCTGGTCCATACCCATTGGTCGTAAGCAAAAGCAAATGCCTGGGTGTTGACAGTGGCCCCGGATGCACCGTTGTACCGCATCACACGGAACACCTGCCCCCCCAGGTCCCAGTTGACCAGGTAGCCGGTTTCGCTGGTTGAATCACCGCCGCCCCTGAGACACAACCCCATGCCGTAATCAATGCCGGAATCGTCGTAATTCATTCGGTGCAACGCCAGGATTTCCCCGTCCGTAAACTCGCCGGGAAGGTCATAGGAAAGGAAATTTAGATTTTCCCCTGTGCTGTTCGACTGTTTGAGAATTTTCCCGCCGATTGGTCCGCCTGCTTCGGCTGTGTAGTCGATGAGCGCATGCCACCGCTTGGTGACATCCGCGGGCTGCACGCCGGTGGTATACTCGCTAAAATCGGTCGTATATTCGGTGGCCGAGTCGCCGATGTACTCCCTGAGGGAGATGTTGTCGAACGTGACGCCGTCATAGATGCTTCGGGTCCGGAAGCGCCTGGGCACCGTGCCGTCATGCACAAACTCAAACGCGTGGAATCCGGAGGATTGCAGATGGTAATAACCATCCACAGTACACAGAGCCAAACCGACCCAATCCCCGCCAGGGTGGTTGGCTATTTCCATTTCACATCGGTAGGTAGACCCGTAATCCAGGACGTTTTCATGGTAGAGACTGCTGGCCCCGTCCGCCGTCTGGGTCCCCACCCCCCCGGTGATAAACGCCGAGCCTATTTTAGTCCAATATCCGCTATCACTATCAAAGCGGCGGTCAGCATCGGGCAGCAATTCAGGGCCGATCCGGAAGTGGCGCGGGTAGGTTACCCCGGCATCGTCGCCTGTGATTTCCCTGAGCGAAATATCGTCAAACTTAACGCCAGGGGTTTTGCACCAAAGCCCCAGACGACCGGATACCGAACCGTCATGGACAAACTCCACGTCATATGTCCCGGCCTGGGGCAGGTAGTAGCCGCCTGATACCGGGCCTGGGGCAAGCCCCACTTCCGACCCGCCGCTGTAATTGCCGATGGTGAAACGGACCCGGTATTTCGCCCCATAGGTCAGGACCGCATCGCGGTAAACCCCAGCCTGGACTCCGTCCGTAAAGCAGTTCAGCGTCCCTCCGGAGATAGTGGTCCCGGTGCCGTATTTTACCCACCACCCGGTGTCACTGGAAAACTCGCGGTCGGCTGCGGTTGTTATAAGCTCTGGCCCAAGTAAAGACATACGCCTCCGTTAAATCTCCACCAGTACCAGTGACGGGCAAAAATAAAGGATATCCGCGCTGAATGCGTAGCCGACTACCTGGACCTGATCCCCTGCGGTGGTGAACAGGGCCGCTGGGTCGCCCTGCACCAGGCCGCCTGCGGTGAGCCCGCCGTAGACCAAAGCGCCGGGGGTCCAATCCCACGCATCATCCCGGATATAGCCGTGCAGCAATACCTGCTTGGTCCCGGTGCCGGATTCGAGGGCCAGAGCCAGAATCGGCATGGTCGCCGCGGCGTCCGCGTTGGACCGGGTATACCCTCCGGAGCCATCGGCCGTCAGGCCCAACCCGAAGGCCGCAGAAGCATCGGAGACCGTCACCGATACGATTACGCCGCTGGCGGTCTGGTCGGTGCCGAGCACGTTGGTGATTACCACCGCAGCGTCCGCCCTGGCCCCCTGCGCCGCCGTGGCCGCTCCTGCTTGTGCAGCCGTGACACTGTGCGGGTTTGAGGTGCTGGCCGCGTGTGCCGTGGCTGCCGTCAAAAGCGCCTGTTTTGAGATCGTCTTACCAACGCCGCCTTGCTCCAGAGGTATCCTGTCTGCGTCTCCTGCGGATGATGCCGCCCCACCGGGGGCTGTTTCCCACCATGCGGCCATTGCCTGCTCCTGCTAGTTGATTTCCACAACTCCGTTAACCAAAACCAGACGTTTCCGGTCGGCCCAAGTCATGTCCAATCGTTGTGCTCCTGCTACCGGGACAGCATGCAGCACAAACCCGCCCGCTACCGGTCTAACCCACATTTCGGTGAGGTCGAGAAGGTCAATGATTTCCTCCCCGTTCCACCGCAGCCGCTCCAGTCCAACCGCTTTCGGCACACGGCCAATCTCGACCCCGCCCGCCATCACCAGCCGGACAATGCGGTCCTGGTCAAGTATCGCCTGCATCGCCGCCCCCGATCTGCTTGATTTCCCAGGCCCGGACGGTATCCGCCAGCGCGGCCACCGACTTAGCCGACCGCTCCATGGACAACAACGCCCCGCCGATGGCCCGCAGTTGTGCCCCCTGGGTTTCGGCGGCGGCGGTGACTTTGTTGATATCCGCCTGTGCGCCGAGTAATCGCCCTTCGATCTGGGGGAGGTATTGAGCCATGAAATCGAGAACGTTGACTTCCTGCGTTTCAATGCGCTTTTCCGGGTCGCCCTGCTTGGCCGGGCCGAGTTCAACGGTGATGGTCCGGTTCAGCGCCTGGGCCAGCTCTTCGCGGACAATCCGCCTCAGGGTTGACTCTCTCATGTCAACACCGGCTTTTGCAGTGTGCCAACGGCGGCGCTGGGGCGGCTGGTGCCGTTGTGGGTAATTGGGTGGGTGTGCGCCCCGCCCTCACCCAAAGTTATACCCCCAGCCAAAGTCCCTTGAGGGTATTTTGACCCGGTATGGTTGTGTGTCGTTGTCTCGTTAATCATCCCCGTTATCGTCCAAGACCCGGCCCCGGTCCCACCGGCCACATTGTACGCCGCCGAACCGCCCTTGATCGCCAGCACCCTATCCGACACGGTGGTGTCGATCTGCATCCCCGGCGCGGCGTCGTTGCGGTACAGCCACACCTTGTAATCCGCATCACCGACCAGCACCGCCAGCCATGCGGCGTTAGCAACATCGCGCATTCGTAGGCCGTTGACCCCGCCCGCGTGTGCCCACGGCATCCCGGCAATAGGGTTGGCCGGGGAACCCGATCCGGAAAACATCGTCCGCAGGGTTTCAAAGTTGTTTTCGATGGCCTGCATATCGGACTGGACCGCGTTGTTTGCATCAAAGCAGTTGATCGTGTAGATTTGTGACATTAATTACACCATTTGATTGTGAGGTTTTCGGCCAGGGCGTAAACTTGACTTGTCGGGTCGGTAATTTCTACTTCAACCTGGAAATAACGCCCCGTTACGGTCGCCATCAGAATTTCCATTCGCTCGGCGACATTGCCGAGGCTCGCCGTCTCGCCGTAATTAATCCGCATCCGGATTTGAGGACCGGCTGGCAGCTCCACCACCTCCGACCAGCGGTTCCCCAGCCCTAGTTGTTCCCAGGTTACGGGGTCCGGGGCGATGCTGTCCCAGTCTGTGCCCTGCCCGATTACCGCAACGTCCGCCAGGATGTAAATCAACACCTCGGCCGATGCTCCAAGATCAATCAGCGGCCCGGTATAGGTTCCGGTCAGTACCCCGCCTGCGTGGGTGCAACGGAGATATTGGTCAAATCCGTAGGTGTAGGCTTCGGTGTTGTCGTGGAACCCAGTCGAGAAATCATCCGTTTCGGTGTGGGTAACGCTGAAGCCGTTCGGCGGGTCGCTGAGGGTCGCCACTGCGGACCGGGGTACGGAACCATATTGCCCGGAGGTCGCCAGGGTGTTGACCCAAAATGTATGGGCTCCCGGCTTGACCCCTTGCAGGGAGTAATTCGGCGCTTTGGCGGCAGCGAGTAGCAGACTGCCGACCCAGGACGACCCCAGCCGGAACTCATATTGATCAATATCGGCTTCTTTGATTTGGATCGCGTGCAGGTTAATTGCCGACCCTGACACCACCACCTGCAACCCGCTCAGGGAGGTCGGGATAACCGACGAAGCCCCGCCGATGGTATGCTGGATTTTGTAGTCATTGGCGTCGCTCTGCTTGACGCCGTGGACAGACACGGTTTTCAGCCGCAGGTAGAGTGTTGTCCCTTCGGCGATACCGTCGATCGTAAAGCTGCCCCCTGAGTAGTACAGAAATTCATAAGTGACATCATCCCAGGACCGCCACACCTCCACATGCTCAAACCACGGGAAGGTCGCCGGGACCTCGAAATACACGTTCAGATTGGTGGCCGAGCGCAGCCGCCAGTTAATCACCCCCTCGGTGACGGCCACGTTGATCACGCTGGGCGGCTCCGTATAGGGGTCTGGCAGGTTGCAGGTGTAAACGTCCTCCGGGACCAAATCGAAAACATCATTGTAGAGGTCTTCGGATTCGTACATCAGAGTGATGGACACCCCGGATTCTGTCGGGGATACCTCCACGACCCGCATGAGTTGGTTGTCAAACCGCAGCGCAGTGGAGGAATGCGTCACCAGGTCGCCTGGTTCCAGCGCCCACAGATCGTCCCGGTACATCCCTGACAGTGAGCGGTCGAGCAGCACCCGTTCCAGCAGGTAGGTGCCCATTTTGCCGACCGACTGCTTGTTAAGGAACCCGGACAGGGATATTTCCTCGACAATCCCGCCCCCGCCCGACGAAGGAACGGGCAGATAATCGGTGGTGTAATTTTTGGCTGCGTCTGTAAACGCGCAGGTATACGAATCGGGTTTGGTCCAGCGGGATGGCTGGCCAATGGTCAGGCTGGCCCGGTTGGAACCGTCCTGATAAATATGCTCGTCGGTGATGGTAAAAACGGAAGATTCGTACTCGGTATCAAAATACCGGAGCTTGAACTGACCTTCACTCCAGATGATGACGCCCCGGAAATGGTTCAGGATATCATCAACCACTTCTTGCGAATTCCAGTCCGAGACCAGCTTGTTATACTGCCAGCCCTTGGCATCGCAGTAGTTGGCCGCGTCAATTACCGATTGCGTGTCAATGACCCCTGCGGGCCATTTTCGGCCATAACGCTGATTGGTCAGGTAGTCGTAGAGGATCAGGGCGGCGTTGGCGTCCCATTCGGTGGTTCCGGTGCGCGGGTCGTAGAGTTTGCGCCCTTTGATAACGGCGCTGCGGGTCGGCTGATTCTGAAATTTGTCCAGGTTGTGGGTCAGGCGAAACACCATATAGCAGGTGTTACGCATGGCATCGGTCCATTTCTGGAACTCTGCCGCTAAGGAACTGTTAGCGGTCTGCGCGCCGCTGCCATTATGGAACCAATATGAGACATGCCCGCCGTAGGTGTTATAAAGCTTGTCGTCAAGGAAAACCTGATCCACCCCGCCGACCTGGTAAATACTGTCACACTCGCCCTCGCCGAGAGTCTGAACAATCCACAAATATTTATTGGAACCGCCGGTAGCCTCGATAAAAACTTCGTTACCGAAGACCCGGCACCGCCCGTAAGGGATACCCAATGGCGCGGTCGTGGTTCTGGGGTTGACCTTGGTCCCTGGGTCGTCCGGCTTTTCCGGGTCCTGAGCGGTTAATTTTGCGATGGCGTATGATGCGGCCATGGCGGCGGCGGCTTTGACTAACGCAATAACTAACGGAGGTGCGCCTGGCATGTCCACCCTTTCAGCCGGTCCAGCCTGCTCCCGGAATAGACCTTGAACCCACACTCGACCGATGCAGTAACCACCGAGCCGTTGCCGCCGTTGATCGCCAAGAACGGCGGGCTGCCCTTGTACTGCAACAACAGAACATCCCCGGCGATGGTCAGATTCGCGTTGACTTCCGGCAACAGGGAATCGAATAACCGAACCGCCGTTTCCTTGGCCTCGGCCGGCTGAGTCTTGAAATAGTCCGGGTAACTTGCCAGCGTTTGCCCCTCGAACGATTCCGGCACGTCAACGCCGATGATCTCCAGATATTCCAGAATCGACCGGAAACAATCCACCCGCCCCAACTCATAGGGCCGGTTGACCATATCGCCGATGATCCGGCAAAAACTCTTTACGGTCGTTTCCCCCACCAAATGTCCTTTCCTTCGATGCTCGGCAACCAGCGGAATCCGCCGAAATTTAGTTGGTTCCCCTTGGCGGCACAATCGGTGTAAGTCCGGCCGCAGGAGGTATCCGCCCCGGTATATTTGCAATCCGTGTCCTTGAAGGACACCCAACGACAAGACGATGGATGGCGAGAAGCTTTCTTTTTCGGCCAGCGGGCGTAAGCGTTCACAATGCCAAAATCAAGTTCCCCATCGTTCAAGGTCCAGTCGTCAATCTCGCCATAAAAAAGCGCCGTGGATTCGCCGCCCACCGGCTGGTTATTTTCATCCAGCAGCACCAGCGACAAAACCACGGAAGCGCCCTGCGGATCGCCGCCGACAAATGGCACGGTAAAAAAATCATCCAGGTTGTCGATCCGGATGGTTGCTTTATCCACCACCTGTCCGGTGGAGTAGCGGATGTTTTGCACCTCAAAAGAGCGGGGTTGATAGAGCCCCCCGCCCATGGCAATAGGCACCATACAATCAGTAAAATGGTAGGCGTAAGACCCGCCCGGAGGAATAGCCAAGGGAGTTCCGGTATCCCACTCTAAAACCGTGGCGTCCTCCCAATACATGGATTCCTCTGCGCCTACAGCCTCATCCAGAGCGATAGCCAGCAGCATGTAGGGTTTAAGCTGCCCTGATTCCAGTTGGGCGACGATTTCCGGGTCGATACTACGCATTCAGCACCCCAGACAGTTTCAGACCGGTGGAAACCATCCGGTTCCAAAATGTTTCGTAGGACAATTCATCGTCCGCGAACCGGCAACGGATTTTCAGGTTGCCGGTGAAGTTGTAGGTGATCCGCTGCCCAGCCGCAGGAGCCACGCCAAAGGTCAACCGGTCTGCCCCATCCGCGCCAGCGCCAAGGTCCAGGGTGTAATCGGTGGTTTCCTCTTTTATGGCCCCGTCGATATAAACCGATCGGTCCGTGGAATTCTTGGCCGGGAGATTAAAAACCGTGGTGGTCCCATCCCCGGTGCCTACGTATTCCCGTGCATAGGTGTTGCTGTAGAACAAAAAATAATTGAAAGTCTCAAAGCTTCCCAGCCGGTCGCAGTAGTATTGCCAAATCAGCGCGGCCTCTGCTTTGGTGGGGGTGACAAACATCAGCAGCACATCCCGCAGAGGATACGGCCATTTGTTTTTGACCCGCGTTTCGCCGCTTTCCATCTGGCTGACAAGGTTCCTGGTTTTGATGGTCACTGCCTCAGGCAGCAGCGGAATAACACTTGGGAAAGCCATTTATCCCCCATTCCTGAGACTGTTTTTCAGGCCCCGGTTGCCCAGCCGTAGCCCTTCCTCGATTGGGCCGATGATCGAGTTCGGGTTACGGCGGCACATGTCGTCAAACGATTTCGAATCGGCCGCATAGATATAAATTTGGTTGGTGTTCCCGCCTCCGGACGAATCGCCCGATCCGCCGCCCCCGATCCCAGGGGTTACCGTTTCCGGCCCGCGTTCGCCGAACTGATAGCTGGTGCCGGAACTCAAGCCGACCCCCACAATATGCTCATCGATGATGCCGCCGCCTGCCATGCCGGTAGAGGCACCGCCACCGAACAAGCTGCCAATAGCCCCGGAAATGAAACCCCCGAGGGGCTTGGTGACCGTCTCTCTGACCATCATCCGGGTGATATCGTCGGCCAACCCTTTCAGGATGTCGGAAAATTCGCCACCCTTGATAATCGCGTCTTCCAGCGCCGAGGAAAAAGTAAACCCGAATTCATCCGCAACCGCCGCCATGTCATTCAAGCCGTCCGTGGCCTTGTCGGTGACGCCCTCAAACCCTTCCTCGTACAGGGTCAGGCCTTCGGTCAATTGGCTCATCACATCGCCCTGCGTCGAAAGCATCAGCGATATGCCGCCCATGTTCTCCACCAGCACCGCCACGTCTTCGGTGGTCTGGTCAATGTCCATCTGCCGCATGGCGCTGGCATAGTCGTTGATCCGCCGCGTAATCTCGTCGTAGGACCGCGCCGCCTCGTCCCTCGCTTTGTTGGCCTCTTCCTGATGCAGCTTGTTGGCTTTTAACGCCTCGTTTTCACGATTGATGGCCGTTGCCAGGGCTTCGATCTGTTGCCCGGCCACGCTATTCCGTTCGACCCCGGCAGCCTTCAGTTGGTTATAAATCTCCTGTTCCAGAGAGGACCGCTTGACCTGCTCAGATTCGTGTTGCAGACGATCAATAACTTTCTGGATTTCCTCCCCGAATGCCTCGGCCTTTTCGGCCTGCTCCCCCCAGATATCGGCGGTGAATGAGTTAATCGTCGCAACCAGGTCCTCGTGGGCCTGCGCGGCTTCCTCTTCCGAAACCCGCAGATCACGGTAAAAGCCGAGTATTTTGGTTTGGGTCTCGCCGGTCAACATCCCTGGGAAAAATTCACCGAGGTCTTTGGTGGACAGGCCGATTCTTTCCCCGTTAGCGTCCTTCTGACTGAGCCACGGCAGAGGGATTGGTTTGTCATACCAGGCCTTGTTTTCTTTCTCGGCCATACCGTCCAGGGCTTTGTTTACGTCCTTGAGGATAAATTCCAGCCCTTCCAGGGCCTTAGTTAGCTTGTTGACCATACCTGCGCCGCTGTCGGAGCCGGTGCCCAGGTCAACGGTGACCTCCAGCACATCCCCCAGTTTGTTTTTCA